AGACGTTTAAGAAAATTTGCGGCAGGTCATGCTGGTCGTGACGCTAGTTTCAGCGGTGGCGGTGATAAGGATATTTCCGACATTTTAATGACGCAACTTGCAGGCGGGACTGGAAAGAGCACAGAAGCGGTTCCAAATAGAGGTAAAGGAAACCGTTTGCTGGATACTTCTGGTTATAAGACACCTTATAATGTGCTTCAAATGCGAGAAATTTTAACGCAAATAGAAGAAGAGGGACGTGAAGCTGATACCGCTCACGCAAGTGCCAGAGCAATGGCCGATGAAGCAATCAAAGAGAAGAAAGACGTTGGAGATGAAGTAATCGATATGTTAAGAAATGGGGTTAACCAGCAGGTTGACTTCAAGATGAATTTAACTGGTTTGTTGTCCAATTTGTATCAACAAATAGGTGGGCAATCCAAAGAAGATGCAGAAAAAACTGCTGAGAGACAAATAAAAGGATGGGCAGAGGATGGAATTAGCTCTGCTGAGCAAATGCTGTCTGCGTTCAAAATGCTTCCTGTTACTCAAGAAGCTATAAGCAAAGACAAAGGTCAAATTCAAGCAAGTGAAAAAGAAGTTCCTCATCCGAAAGAAAAAGAGGCTCTCGAATTTGCACGTTTGGCGATTGATAATATGGAACATGCTCTTTCTCAATCAAAAGATGATGATGGGCATCCTTTGGATGAAGATGAAATTCAAAGAGAATTGAAAAATAAGTTTCTTGCAAGCCCTGGTGAACCATATAGCCGAGCTGTAAAAGAGATGATTAAGTCACATTTCGGAGATGATCCGAAATTGTTAGATCGTGTACAAGCAGAAATTAACCGCCGTTTCAAGGTGATTGATACTCCAATTACACAAAAACAAGCGGCAAGAGTTGTCACGCCAGCGAAGCCCAATACTGAAGTTGATATAAAATCTCAGAGCAATAAATTAAAAGATGTGCTCAACAGGAGAAAATTAAACACTACCAACACAGATTCTGTGCCATCGCCAGCGACTCCTTCGCAAGTGTCTCCTTTGAAGGTGCCAATTGCGACGGCACCCATAGACGAATTGAAGGCGAAAAAAGATTGGCTATCTCTATCGCATCATCCAGAATGGTTGGGTGGTAAGGGATCGTTCAAAAATAAACAATTCGTTCTAAACCATTTCCAAAGTAATAAACACTTATATCAACCTCATGAACATGAGTCGGCTATTGCTAATTTAAGAAAATCATTAGGAGAGGATGAATAATGGCAAGTTGGATGGATTACATGACTAATCCTCGTGGGCATTATTTAAAAAAAACAATGTTTGAAATATTACAAGAAAGATATTCAAACAATGAACCAGTAATAGAAAGATTGGGAGTTTCTTTGACAACAGAAGGAGATTTGAACTCTTTTATGAAGTTGGTCACAGATATTTACGAAATAGCGTATTTAAAAGCCGTTAATGACCACAAAGAAGCTCTTCAAAAAGCTGGTTTGGTGGCCAAAATTGTAAGTCCAAAGTCATAAATCAAAAGAAGGCTGGTAGCTAGATGGAGAAAGCATCAAGACCCAGCCTCCTCCTTTTTGAGTTTTATCCTGAACTTTCCACCATCTTCTATATCCGGTTTTTGGATAAAGGACAGATTCTATGCTTACTTCAGCATAATCTGTCCATATTTCCATAGACAAGTCTTGTTGATCCAAAATAACACCTTCAAAAGAAGTGGGTTTGCCATATTGGATGGTTTTATAGGTTTCTCCATAAAGAAAGTCTTTTCTTTCTTTTATGTTGGCCGGTAAACAGTGGATAAAAATCTTTTCTATAGTGTTTTTTTCTTCTTCAACTTTTTTTGTATCAGCTTGAACTATTGGTTTTCTTTCTGGTGGCTTTTCAACTACTTTAATTTCATCCCTTGCTTTATCCAAGGCAGACAAAAAAGTATCTCTGACCTCAAAATCTGAGATTATTGGGCTGATTCTATTGGTATCTTCGGCTTTTTCGCCTTCCCATTTCATATTGTGCGTAACAAAGCCGGTCCATAACTCTTGTGATTTCATAACGGGGTTTGGTCCACGGAGACGATAGACACTACCATCTTTATTTTTCAATGCCATACTCTATATAAGTTGGTTGGTTGCAAGAAAAGGAAGATTTATGAGTCTTGTTGTGCCGAATACCGCCGATATTTTAATGCTCCAATACATAGTAAATATGATTGCGCAAGATGGCGGTGCGGCTCCTGTGGGTGGAGAACGTCTGCTCCGTCTTTATACAAACAATTTAACACCTGGGAAAAACACTGTAATAGGCGACATAACCGAAGCTACAGAAGCAGGTTATGCGGCGATTACATTGGCTGGTGCGAGTTGGACAACTACATCAATTCTTGGTGTGAATTCAGCAACGTATAGCGAGCAAACTTTCACATTTACGGCAGCAGTGACTGCTTATGGTTATTATATTACTACTACTGAAGTTACTCCGAATTTGTTGTGGGTGGAAAGATTTTCCGACGGGCCGTATACACTACCAGCAGGTGGTGGCGACATCGCAATAACCCCACGTTTAACATTAAATTAAGTTTAAAGCACTTTTAACTCCGGAAAGACCCACCCATAATAGGTGGGTCTTTTCATTGAGCATTTCAATAGAAAATCTCTATATAAAACATGGCACTAAAGAATCCAGACGGAACTCCATATCAAACCAACGGTAGCGTGCAGATGTTCGATCTGCAAAATCCTATGTTTGATTTGTTCAACCTTTGGGATCAAGAAGCAATTATGCGTGGCGGATCGCCAATCTATTACTATGAAGTCATTATTCGTCCAGACATGATTGACCCTGTTTACTTGGAAGCTCGTGGAAAGCTGTTTTCAAACAATCCTGTGCAATTATGGTGTAATTATGATCCAATTGCATCCCAAAACTTTTTAAATCAATTCGGAATAGACTCTCCAGACGAAATGAAATTTGAACTTAATTACAGTGCTGTATTACAGTCTGTTGGGCATCCCCCTAAGATTGGTTCAAGATTGTTCACTCCACATTTAAGAGAAAATTGGGTAATTGTTCAACGAAATCTAGCAGAATTTAAAATGTGGGGCGTGCTTCATATTGAACTAATTTGCCAACGGTTCCAAGAGGATGTCGTCACAGGCGAAGGAAGAGTTACACAAAAACAACCCGATTCAAAAATCAAAATCGTTTAACCCAAGGAAATCATGCAATCTTTCTATCAGTTCCATCAAAAAATGCTCAAAGAATTAGCGGCTCCTGCGGCTCCTGCCCCAGCACCCGCTGCAACTCCCGTAGCTCCAAGTTCGCAAGGAACAGCCCCCGCAGTTGGTGTAAATCCTGATATAGCGGCACTTACAAACCAAACATTCATCAAAGCAATGAATGATATGGCAAAATCAATGCAAACGATTAAATCACCAGCAATTAAGAATCCTTTTAATCAACTGCAAACTGCTATGCAACAGATCACTAGCGGTCAAAGCACGGGACAAAATGCTCCAGTTGCAGCCCCAGCAGCGACCCCTGCGGCGGCGACTGCTCCAGTGGCTCCGGGAGCTCCTGCACGTTAATTTCAAATTTAATTTGAGATTTGTACAGCGTAGGACGATGTATAGACCGAAAAAACCGGTTGGGTAAGTTAGGTTTTGGGAAAGAAGCTATTGAAGGACCGACAATATAAACTTGTTGGTTATGGCTTCTTTTCTTGATTTTGAATGCTTTCATCTTTCCTTTTCATAATGAATTTGCCTAATTTTTTCTTAGATGTCTTATTTGCTACTGAATCTAAAAAATCTCTAACGCCTTGAGGTCCATTTTTAGCAAAAACAGCACTTAAAACTTTATATTTGTCATCAAAATTATGTCCTAAATGATCTTTCCAATCATTATTGACAAACTTTTTACAATATTTGTTGAGTTTATCATCTGTAATTCCCCTTTCGGTCGATTCCCCTACAGTCATTTCTTTGATGTCATAAGTCGCTTTTTTAGGCAGAATCAGAGCTTGTCCGTATGGTTCTCCATTTTTGAAAATTAAAGTTTGTCCAGGCATAGGGTTTTTGAAAACAACAAAAAATATTTTTGGCCACCATTCTGTTTGTATATGTCCAGGAAGACAACAAGGAACTGTATAAGTTGTGTCGGTGTAATATCTTGGGTGGGGTTCTGTCCTGAGTATATATCCCGAAGGCACTTTAATGTCTAAACAAGAAGACATTCCGAAGTGTCCTGGGGCGAAACTCATAAAAGGAGGCATTGGTATATCGGGGCATTCCTTTTGTTCTTCAATAAAATCTCCGTCAAACTTTATCTCCCCGTTAACTAAACTAACATGACATTCACTTTTAAACGGGTAACACAATTCAAGACCATAAGTTGAACCTTCGACAAATGGTGGACAATGCCAGGGTTGAGGGCGATCTCCATTTGTATGGCCATTAGGTTCGCCTGCCCAACCTGGAATTTGCAGTTTAATTGGGCGGGGAGGTATTCCTTTTCGCCAAGTTCTGTATTTAATTTCTAGTTTGTTCACAATTAAATTTCCCTGAATACCTAATTATAGGAGAACAATGAGTAGCACCAATAACCCAAATCATCAACAAAAAAATCTATACGAATGCAATGACAAAGGTATTCCTGCCTCTGTCAACCTCGATCCATCTCCTCCTTATTGTAGTGAAGGGGAATGTGGTGATGAAAACAAACGTGCAATTAACGACGATAGTCTGAATTTTCTTAAAGACGCAACGATGAAAAAAACTGGCTTTGGGGCCAGAGTCGATTGTGATCCTATGCAACGTGGACTAATTATTAACGATCTAGAGAACCCTGAAAGGTCTACTCTTTATCGTTATTCTAAGTCTATTCGTGGGACAGACGAAGCTATGTTGGACATGTTTAACAATCTTATTGTGATTGATGAAGATGGGAAAGCATGGCCAATCCCCGTAATGTTAGGACCACCTGAAAAAGCGGTAGCGGCAATAGTACAAGACAATGTTAGGAAAGATGAAACCTTGGTAGTTGACAGAATAAAGCTGCCAATGTTAGCACTTACTCAAACGCAAATTGATTACGATCTAGAAAGATACACATATCACAAAGCAATAAATTTATTTAGGAATGAAAAAGGTCATCCAGGACTAACTGTAAACGAAAAATTCAATAGAGATACAGTTTTTGGATTGGCAAGAGGCGTGCCAGTTAACATTGGATACACAATTACAGCCTGGACGACTTATCGTGAGGATATGAACCAGATAGTTGAACAAATCCTAACAAAATTCAGTCATGCAGCATACATACGAGTAACAGGCGTGCCTTGGGAGGTAATCGTCAAATTAGATTCAATTGCTAATAACTTGGAAGTAGAACCAGGGGATCAGAAAACTAGAGTATTTAAATACGAATTTAATATGACGACTCAAACATATATACCTCAACCTATTGAACGAAAGAAAGCAGTCCTAAAGATGAAAATTGATTTTGTCGATGGGCTGTCTGAAGAAGAAATCACTGAGGTATTGGCAAGAATAGAAGAATCCGTCAAGGAAATAGAATGCTAGAAATAAAAAACAAACAGAAATTTCCAGTTCAGTTAATCATTAGGTCAAGGACGGCTCCACGTTCTTTTACAGTGTTAAATGTGCCAGGGATAGGACGAGGAAAAAACATTTATCATCTCGAAGATGAGAGAACCACTGAATACATAGAAAGAGCAGTAAAAGATGGATTGATTTCCACCAAGCACATACCAAATAAGTTAAGAAAGGGAGAATAAGACTATGGCGATTCTACAGGGGTTCCCGCCTTCTAACACAATTAGTCCAAGTGTTAGAATCACTGAGAAAGACTTGAGCTATAACGCTCCCGACCAGTCCTTTCACCGGGCAGGTTTGATCGGCTTTGCATCTAAGGGTCCAGTGAATTTGCCGACTCTTATTCAAACAAGTCGTCAATTGCACATAACTTTTGGAAATCCTCACCCAGATGTTGGTGATCCATTCCTCATTTATGCTGCCGAACAGTATCTCTTGGTCGCAAATGAATTATTCGTCGTCCGAGTTGCCGACGTTGATCCAGTGAGCGATGAACAAGCAACGACTGCCGTGGTTAACGTGCCAGCAGCCGGAACATTAGTAAAAATTGAATCGGCCACAGCCGGTCCTTACACTTTTGCCGAAGACTCCTTCTTCAGATGGAGATTAAACGGCATTCTGGCTTCTAAAACCCTAGTTGTTTTAGCTGGAACCTATAGTGTTTCGGATTTAGTAGACGATCTCAATAGTCAGTTGGATTTTGAAAACGACGGAATTAAGTTCTACATCACTGGAATTAGCACAATCGGAGTTCAAACAATTTGGGCATATGGTCCAGATGCTTCGCTGGAACTCGTATCTGTTCAAAGTGCTATTTACGGTGGAACAGTTATAAGTGGAAACCCAACCGGTTTAGGCACGGGTATGACCCAAGCCAGCATAACTGGCACAGCAAGTATGTATCCTAATGTTTCTTATCAAACGCCTGGAGTCTATGACTTCACTGGTTTGTCTGATTTGAACATTCAGATTGTATTGGACGGAACAGACAACGTCCTGATCGACGGATTCGTACAAGTCATCGACCTCACAGCACTTGAAGGCACTTCGAGTACAATATCGCAAGTTGTAACCGCAATCAATGCAGAAAAAGCAGTAAACGGCGGGAGTCTCCCTGGTGGATGGACAGCAGTTGCAGTTGGAAACAACCTTCAAATTCATACAGACCATCATGGACAAGATGCTCGCCTGCTCATCAAGACAGACAGCACCGCCGATGGATTGTTTGGGTTAGATAACTTAACTCATACTGGCGTAACTCCTTCCGGAGTCACCGGTGACGTTGCTATTGCAAGCTATGGCTATGTTGTAGGAGCTGCCAACACCACAAATAGCATTTCCTTCCTCATCCAAGCAGACAGTCCAGGCATTGAAGGTAACTTGACGCAAGTTAGAGTTTCCAACGATGTTCGTGAAGACAATTTCATTTTGGAAGTCTTCAACGGTGGATTCTCTGTGGAATCTTGGGGTGGTTTGACCAAAAATCAAGCAAGTCGCTTTTATGTAGAGACTTACATGTCTTTGGTTTCGGATTTCATTAGAATTGTAGACAATACAGCAGAAGGTGCAGGTCCATTAGAAGGCACTTATAGTCTTTCGGGTGGTTCGGACGGTATTCCATCGGACCCAGACGAACAAGATAGTTTGCTTGTAGGAAGTCAGATTGGCTACACAGGAATTTATACACTATCAGAGCCAGAGCAAATTGATATTGATTTGATTGCTATTCCTGGGCACTCCAGCACATTTGTCGTCACTTCAATGTTGGATTTCTGTCAAAATGCCCGCCAAGACTGTTTGGCAATTATTGACCCACCATTTGGATTGACCGTAAACGAAATTCTTGATTGGCAAAATGGAACGCACCCATTGAATTCCAGCAGGTTTGATTCGGACTTTGGGGCATTGTATTGGCCTTGGGTTAAGATTCGTGACAATTTCAATAAAGTCGATGTATGGGTTCCGCCTAGCGGCTCTGTATTGGCTGTTATTGCAAGAAGCGATTTCTTGTCAGCTCCTTGGTTTGCCCCAGCCGGTGTAAGTCGTGGAACTGTTCCTAACATTACAGACGTTTACAATCGCCCAACACTTGCTGAAAGAGACTTGTTGTATGGAAATCGCAATTGCATTAACTGCATTGTGAGCTTCACCGACATTGAAGGATTCATGGTTTGGGGACAGAAGACGCTACAGCGTAACCCAACCGCCTTGGATCGAGTGAATGTAAGACGATTGATGTTTTATTTAGAAAAGAGAATTCGTACTGCAAGCAGAACGCTTCTTTTTGATCCAAACGATGAAGAATTCCAACGCAGGTTCGTAAGTCTTGCAGATGGTGTCCTTCGAGAAGTGAAAGTGGGTCGTGGCGTATACGACTACATTATCAAAGCTGACGCAGAATTGAATACTCCTGATGTGATCGACCGTAATGAATTCCGGGCTCAAATTGGTGTACAACCGGTTAAAGCTGCTGAGTTTATTTATATCGAGTTCTCGATTCACCGCACGGGCAGTTTCACCGAGAACGCAGATACATTCTAAACAACTGACCAGAAGAAAAATTGATTCATTAAGGAGAAATTATGCCAGCAAGTTCACCTGCTTTTCAAATGGGACTCGGCAAATTAGCCGGTCCCGATCTGGTCTTCAAGCGGAAATACCGTTGGACATTCCAGATATTCCCAAGTTGCGGAAATCAACCAATTCCAGCTCACTTCGTTAAATTGGCTTCACGTCCAAACTTAACGATTGAAGAAACTGAAATCAACTTTTTGCACGGCAAGATGTGGATTCCAGGTAAAGGAACCTGGGAAACAATTACTGTAACCTACTACGATATTGGTAATGCTGGTGCAGGTATGACTGCACTATTTAGTTGGTTAGCGACTGTTTATAACTTCACCGATCCCGATGGTTTGCACCAATCTTCTAAGAGAGGAACTGGTCCTGGTTCGGGCGGTTATGCCGGACAAGGAATTTTGCTTCTTTATGATGGTTGCGGTGTGACAATGGAATCCTGGGAATTGGCTAATATGTGGCCACAGGCTGTAAACTTCGGAGAATTGGACTACTCCTCTTCAGAAGAAGTGACCATTGAATTGACCCTCCGTTATTCTGAAGTTAAGTATACTCCTCTATGTGGTGGTTCTATTACTCCTTGTTGCAAGGGTTGCCCACAGTAAGCAACATAGAAATATTCGTAAAAATAAGAACCCATATCTTTTGATATGGGTTTTTGACTAAAAAGAGGTTTATATGGGTCGAAATATGGGGTTCGATTTTGGATTACAAAATCCAGATACTTGTTTTAAACGAAGAAACAGATGGTTGTTTAAGATTGATGGAATTAGTGCGACTGACACTTCAACTTCCACAGGGATAAATGCTTTACCTCCTAGCAAAGCCGCAAGACCTTCTCTAACTTTCAAAGAAATTGAAGTCCAACATTTAAATGAAACTATTTACTTTCCAGGAAAACCTGACTGGAAACCGGTTTCTTTAGTTCTTTATGACCTAAAAAAGAACAAACATCCTATATTTGAATGGATTAAACTTGTTTACGATCCAAAGAATGGAGATTACAAGACAAGTTGTAATGGATTTAAAAAACCGAATGCTACACTTGAACTTTATGATGGTTGCGGTGAAGTATTAGAAACTTGGGTATACGAAACTGTATACCCTCAAGTAGCAGAATTCGGTGAATTAGATATGTCAAGTAGTGAATTACTCACTTGTGATCTTACCATTAGATATGATCGTGCTTATATACAAGATTAAATTTCTTCTTCCTCTTCTTCTTGATCGCTTAATTCGCTCCTAAGAAGTTCTTGACAAGCTTTTATGGCGTCTTCTAAATCTTTAGGTTTACACTTAAGCACTCGACAGGCTCCACTTTTATTCAGTCTGCCTTTTTTTGTGTAAACTTTACCATCATTAAGAAGAAACGCATCTACAATATTTCCGTATCCACTATCGACTAATTTTTGAATCATTTCTTGATTTTCTAACTGGTCGAAAGAATTGCTTATAAAATTTGACATATGCCTCACAATAGATAAAAAGACCGGGCAGTATTTAGCCCGGTCTGCCTAAGAAATTCTAGGACTCTATAATACTTAATCAAGAGTCATTGACAATATTATGTCTTTTGTATATACTGTTAACTTTTGCCGGCGGAAGCTGCTGATTCATTTGAACTTCCAACCAATCTAAATATTTTTTCTTCAATTCATTGTAATTTCGGGCCGCACGATAAAGTTGACGGAAGTGATTAAGTATACAAGTGGTCATGTAGTTAAATGCTTTGCCTTTTTCTGGGTCGAAACGGTCAATTTTCTCGAAACAAATCATTACACCTTCTTGGACTGCATCGTCTTGATCGATAAGATTGAATTTTGCATATCTTACAATATTTTGTGATAGTGTGTAAAAAGCAAGTGCTAATTCATCTTGAACTACTTGAAAATCAGAAGAAACTGTGCGATAATCATTCGCTATTTTAACCCAGGCGGCTGGTTTTTTATATTTTCCTCTTTTTAAAGTTCTTTTTTCCGTAGCAGCAATATCATCCATGAATATTTTGTATCTAGTATGCTCCTTCTTGGCTTGCTGGAATTTAACAATCAGAACCTCAAATGTCTTATTGTTGATATAATCTGTTGCCATCAAGCTCCTGTAACTTGTGAAAAAGAAATTGGGGTATTATATATCTAACTCGCCATCAATTCTTGCTTGCTCCCAACTTCTTAGTCTCTCCAGAGCTTCTTTTTTGGCTTCCTTGTACCATTTATTTACTACATCATAATATTCTGGACTGTATAGTTTGCCAGAAGTATAACTCCGTAGATGGTCTATATTCTCATCTTTCTTTCTTGCGAAATTTTGCTCGCTACCTATCAAATGAGGTTTGATTTTGTAATTTCTTAAAATATAATTACCCAAAATCTCCGTATCAGGCCATTGTGGACGAGCAACATTGGGTCTATAGTCCTGGATATTATAGTAATTACATAATCTTCTCATGCTCCAACCGAAGCCAATACGATCCATTGTAGGCATGTGATACATACTTGCCGTATGAGAAACCATCCCGTCTGCATGGCACCTTGGACTAATTTCATAACCAACAACGGGAGATTGGCTGGGGCAAAGTGTCATTAAATGCTCAATAAAATCACGCCTTCTCAGAAAACAATCAGCGTGTGTTGCAAATAGGAGCTCTGTTCTGCATAGACTAAATGCCAAATCCATAGCAATAGCGGGAAAATCTGATGGGTGTAGAACCCCATTGAGTCGAATTGCATGAACTTCTACATTTTCATCTCTTAATTTTTCAATTTTTGCATATTGTTTTGGAGAACTACCTGTATCGATGATTAAAATATAAGGCTTTTCTGTTTGCAGTTGCAAGAGTTTCAAACAAATTTCCATTTGTTCAAAAGTATCTAAAACGGGGATTGCGACTGTAACTTTATATTGCCAGGGCTTTTTTTCACAATTACCCTCCCAAGGTTGCTTCCATTGAGGGATATTTCTAAGTGGGGCTAAATCCTTTTTCACTTTATTCTCTATTAAGTTATGGAAATTTACAAGATACTTATCGCCATATTGGATAAGCCAAATGTACCTAAATTCTATCGTGAACTTCGCAATCATTACCAAAAAAATGGTCTATTTAACGAAGCTGCTGCCATAAGCCACCTAATAGAGAAGAAATTCAATGAAATTCCCACTAACGATACACCTGTTAATCAAGAATAATGAATCAACCATAGAAAAATGCCTAGAATCAATTTCTTCACTAAATGCCCAAATTTTGGTCGGCGATCTTAGCTGTAAAGATCAAACAATAGAAAAATGTAAACCATTTGGTGTAAAGGTTGTCAAATTGTCTTTAAATGACGATCTGTCGCAGGCTAGAAACTATATGCTAAAAACTACCGATAGTAAGTGGAACCTCTATCTGGAGCCTTGGGAGGTACTTATAAACGCAAAAGAAATAGAAAGCCTACTATCTGGAGTTAATGCTTATAAGGCCAATATCGTTCAAGGGGATATAATCACAAAGCAAATCCGCCTTTGGCATAAGGACACTAATCTAAAATTCAAAAATCCAGTATTTGAAACTATTGAAGGTGAAGCACAAGACACAAATCTTTGCTTCATCTCCGGGAATAATAACTCAACTTTGTCAGGAGAGTTACTTAAAAAATGGCGAGAGAAATGCCCATTGAAAACAGAGCCAATTTATTACACAGCATTTGATAACTTGACAAACAAGAATTGGGATGGATTTTTGAATTATTCTAAATTATATCTACATCAAGAAAAAACCAACCAGATGTCCATGTATATGACACACTACTACTGCTCAATGGTGTATTGTTACATAAAATATGATTACAAAAGTGCTTTGGAGTCCATTCTTCCTTGTATAGCTAAAAAGCCTACAATGGCAGAATTTTGGTGTTTATTGGCAGACATTTACTATGCAACAAAAGATTACGAGAAAGCTAAATCTTTTTATGAAAACGCCATTATTCTAGGTGGCAAAAGATTAAGAAGTGATGAATGGCCCTTGGAAGTATCCAAATATAAAGACTATCCGCAAAAAATGATTGATAGTTGCGAAAAGATCAAGCAATCTTCGCATGTTTATACAAACAGGCATCATTTTGCTTGATCTTTTCTAAAATGTGTTCTCTTAGAGAAGATATTTTTTCCAAATGTGGAATAAGTTTGGCTTCTTCCATATTGATGACGCCAGTCACATCTCGAATTGTACCTTCGATATATCCTTTGCTTAGGTTGATTTTAGCAGAAAGTACGACAGTAATTTCTTGTTCATCTTTTCTTTTCATTACAACGTAAAAATCGTTAATTTCTGATTCTATCTTTAGTTTATTGACTAATTGCTTACGAATGGCTGGGTCGTACAAATCTTTAGAGACACAATGGGAGAGTTCTGCAAAGTTGGCAAAACCTAAAATATGCACAGCGGCTTCATTGGCATGTATAAATTTGCCATCTTCGATATTGGTTCTCCACAATCCAATTGGCGAAGCTTCGTATAGGTCTTTGTAATCAAATTCACTCATAGTATCCTCTCGGTACAGTAAGTTATATATTATCTCAAATCAATAAATAAGATCGAGTTCATTGACTACTACTGTGACGGTGTCTTCGTACCTTGCAACTGCCAATTGTTTTCTGCCAATTGGTAGTTTTTTCAACTTTTCTTCCAATTCATCAATATGGCAGTTGATAACGGAGAAATGATTTTCGGCTAGTTTCTTAGCATCCTCTTCCAAATTAGCAACAGACCTGTTAGGATAATATGTTTGCAGTTGCTCTTTTGCTTCACTCATGATTTTCTTGTAAATTGGAACATTACAAGCGCAACCAGGATTTTGGAGATATTTTTGTATTTCTTCTTGAAAAGAACTAGGCAAGCTCTCCCGGAAGCGACTGTCCCTCAGTGCTTGTTTCACGTCCATCAGCCCGATTGACTTCATCAGTTTCTTGCTCCAAAAATTTGATTTTTTTAGCTTTTATAACAAAACCACATTTAGGACATTTGAATTTTTTGTCCTGTTTGATAGAGGGGGGCACCGAAATGCCCGTAGTAATCACTGCCGGCTGATGCAAACCGCCGACAGTAGTTGACTTTTTAGCTTGCGCATTAAGCTGAGGAGAACCTCTTGGTATAGGAGAAGTTGGTATTTCCACTAAATCTTTGATGTCCGTTCCGTCGCTAAACCTTTTATATCCACAATGTTCGCATAAGAACTGATATGATTTAAGACTCATTTTTCTCGTTTGTTGATGGTGGCAAATTAACAATGGTTGAAGCTTCAATCCAATTAAGTATTACGGCAGCAAAGTTTGCCAAAAACCCACCTGCGCATCCACAAGCAAATATCACAAATGGATTGTAAGAAATCCATATCGCACCCATCAGAAATCCCGTCCAAGTTCCACAGCACAAATAACAATCAACTACGCTACCAAAACTAGAAAGACCAACTTTTGTGGAAGTAGACTTAACTAATTGTCGGAACCACTCCATAATAGAACCATCTACTATGATGTGGCTTAAACCAACAGTGCTCAAAGCAAATAAGATCAAAACTTCTAAACTCATATTATTCCCTTTATTTAACGCCAAAAAGATACACAAATTGCATCTTTTTTCTTGCTGATAGTAAAATCTCTAAATCCAGCGAATTCACACAATCTGTTGTCTTCGCCTATATTGAAATTATAATGAGCAACAATTCTATGATCTATTTTATTTACCAAAATTTTATCAGAGAAATACTCTTCTAACTTTGAAATATTCTTTTCATTTAACGAATTTAGTAATTCTAGTACACTTCGTTGTCCCAATGTTCTCATTCCAGGGACACGTAATCCAAGTTGCCACTGATCGAACAGATGGCGAAATTCAGGGAAAAAAGAGTGTACTTTTTTATCGAAGAAAATTAACTCTTCTATGTTTTGTAGATTTATTTCCATAATACTATGTTAAACCCAAGAAGATGATTCACTATAAGGTAGTAATCTAAGGAGCAAATATGGCAGATGAAACATTTCGTCCAAGAAGACCACAAGCAAAGCCCATTGAAGAAGAACTTCCAGACGAAAATTCACCTTTACATTTGGCAGAAAGAGTAAGACAAGCTGCTAAGGAAGAAACCGGAGCCGAAGACGATGGCCCATCTACAGGAAATTTCAATATAAAGGGACAAATTCCAGCAGAATTTGCCCAAGCACTCAAAGCAAATAAGTCAAAAGAAATAAGCCAAAAAGGACAAGCTCCTAGAGCCAGAGAAGCATCGCCAAATCTTGCTATGTCAGGGACAGGTTCTAGTCACCTAAGAGAACTTATCGAAGGGCTCAAAGGACACACGTTTGAAGAAATTGAACTTCCTTCTCGTGGGAGATTTTACGATGGCGACGATGGACCAAGCAACGGAGTGGTGTCTTTGCGTCCTATGACTGGAGAGGAAGAGCAAATTTTGGCCACACCCCGATTCGTCAAGAAGGGGCAAGCGATCAATATGATTTTCTCGAAGTGTTTAAAAGAAGGCTTCCAGCCAGAAAAGCTATTGACTATTGATAGAACTTACATTCTAATTTATCTTCGTGGTATATCCTACTCACCAATTTATGATGTAGAAATCAAATGCCCAGAATGTGATAAGAAATTCAGTCACAACATTGATTTGAATAGCCTTTATGTCGAAGGTTGCCCAGATGATTTTGGACCGCTCCTTCAAGATGTTCTCCCAAAAAGTAGATTGCCTTTTAGCTACAGATTGTCAACTGGACAAGATGAGCAAGACATTAACGACTACCGTGAACGTAGAGTAAAGGCATTTGGTGGAGATTCCGCTGACGATACATTGATTTATCGGACGGCAGCTTTATTGGATCACATCGACGGAATCACACAAAAAAATGAACTGCAAATATTGTTGAAAAATCTTTCAATTAACGATGTTTCTTATATTCGTGGTTGTATAAATGAGCCGCCATTCGGCGTAGATACAAATGTGGAAATTCTTTGCCCAATGTGCTTGCACGACTTCGAGGTCGATTTGCCGTTGGAAGCAAATTTTTTCTTCCCTCGGCGGAAAAAGACCAAGACCCAAGCATAATGCTTTGGCAAGGACTAGCTGAAGAAATATTCTTTTTTCAGTATCACTTGCGTCTAAATCATTCTGAGACTATGACTATGCCAATCAATCTAAGAAAATGGATGATTGAAAGATTCATTACTCAGAAAGAAAAAGAAAATGAAGCAATGGAAGCTTCTCGCCGTAAAGCAAAGTCAAAATCAAGGTAAAATACAGTGGCAATAAAAGAACGACACCAAAATCCCACAATTGGCGATACCATTAACCTGCGATTGTTCACTTATAACAGTAACAATCGCAGAGATGTCAAATCTATAGAAAAAATCGATATTTATACCCACGATGGCCACAATTTAAGACTTGTTCAAACAATAGATTCTACAAATGTAATAAAAGAATCAACAGGTCAATATTTGTTACAATTGGCTACAGAAGACCCTTTGTATACAATTGGAAATTATAAAGATGTTTGGTCAATTGTATTTGAGGATAGCGATTCTGCTGTTGCTCAAATAGGAAATCATTTCAAAATATATTCAGATTTATGGTTCACGACGCCAATTCCGCCAATTTATGACTTCAATTTTAATTTTAGACCGAATAAGTTTAGAAAAGGAAGCAAAAAGCATTTAATTATCCAGATTATTCCAAATGTACCAAGAGGTTGTGAAATACTGCCATATTACGAAAATCTTGCAATAGTATCTGATTTAAGAGTATCTATAGAGTTGGTATGTGGGGATTGTGTTCCCGCAGAAAAAGACCTTCGCCTGATAGTTGACAAAGAATTAGTGAATTATCGGGAAAAGGGTTACGCATATTATTTCATCGATACAGAAGAATACGAAGAAGGCATATACGACATATGGTTTGAATTAGCTTTCGGAGAAAATGTCTTCATATCGGACAAAAACTCTTTCCAGGTACATAGTTAAAATGGCAGTATTCAATTTACCGGACGAACCAAACTCGCCGGCTGGCAAAGCTATTCAGAGAGCGAATGAACCCAAGAGCCTTGAAAGTAAAGCCATATCAAATAAATTCCTAATTGTATTCAAATCCAATGGACAATTAAGCAATACAGTTTCAAAAATACAAATGGACTTGTTAAAAAATGAACTAACATTCACAGCAACCGAAACTGGTGAATACAAATGGATCGATTGGATCATGCATAGACCAAACAAAGAAATCGTCACTTTATATCTCATGGATGATGAGGGAAAACAAAATTGCAAGCTTAAAATTGAAGAAATAGAAATAAAAGAGCATGAATGCCCTATTTCTAACGAAAACAACATATTTGGACTAGATGTCCCCAACAATCTAGAACATAAAATTAAAATCCAATTTAACAAAATTGAAAGAATCAGCTCAGAAGAAGGGAGCAAAAGTTAAATTTTAGGAGTAGTTTGAAAATAGCACATGATATGGGATTTCCAGAAAAATTAAAGGGACCAGCCGCCGTATTCCCGAGAGCTTATCGTTTCTTGTTTATTCCATTTAAAAATGCAGAAATAAAATCATTTGTTCAAAACTTATCAATTGATTTTATCAAAAAAGAAATAAAAATATCCGTTATGGAATTGGCTCCAGACTTGGATGCCCAAAAATGGGTTTTCCAAATAATAAATGAAAATTACACTGATGAATATAAATTGATCGCCTTAGACGGATGCGGCCACGAACTCTATTCATCAAAATTCAAAGACGCAAAAGCAATCGGTCATGAGGTACGATATGACTACAGTTCGTCTGATGTAGTATCGCACAATGTCACCTTAAAGTACGAAACAATGGAAAAGGTCGAAGAAACCTCTTCTCGCAACGAAAACCATTGGCTCAGTCGTCGGTCGCAATCCAAACAGTAATTTCTAACGACAAATCTGTATACCCAAATTAGCCACAAGTTCCATCACAACATGAACTTGTGGCTAATCTGTTGATGGACACAATTTGATCCATTTGCTGGAATCCTCCGATTCTGTTTTACAGTCAGGAAATTTCGGGGTAAGATTTGTTGTCGGCACTTACCTCGCAAAAGGCCAGGGGTGCAAAAATGGGATCAAAACGAGCAATTCGGAAGCGACAAGAAAGACTGGCACGTCAGAAGAACCTCGAAACTGGAGGATTTGAACTCATGGCAGAGAAAAACAAGTTGTTTGGGGGTATTGGTCGTACAACGGTTGCGGACCTGATCGTTGCCCGAACACGCTACCTCAACGACAAACCGGCGATTCAAGTGGCACAACCCTCGACGCCACTGAAAAAGCTCGAAAACACATCGGCTGTACCGGTTGCACCAGACAAGGCCAAGACGCAAGACCCGTTCATTGCGAGTGACCGTCACAAAGAAATGATCTTCAAGGAAGCAAAGGAAAACCGTGACTTCTACTTGAAAAAGCAGAAGGAAGACGGTGGGAAGCTTCCGTGGTTTCGTTACATTCGGAAAGAAAGCCAATACTCCGAATTCGTCATGCTCAGCACAGAGATGGCCAGGAGCCTTCTGGAAGCCATCTGGCAAGAGCAAGATGGCAATCGCAAGCTCAAGATTTGGCTAAAAGACGCCTACAAGCGTGATATTGATAATGATCGATGGATTCCTTCAGATGAAGCCATCGGAATTGATTACAACGGCGTTGTCTATAACGGTCGCCACCGAATGACCGCTCTTGTCGAATCCGGCAAAGAATGGCCATTCTATATGACCTTCAACTGTCTGGAAGAAGCAAAGTTCACGGTCGATTCTGGTGCTAAGCGCAACGCTTCTGAGAAGTTGCGGCTCGTGATCGACACGAAGCTGGGGAATCGAACGACGGGATTCTGTAAAGCCATTATGAAGGGCTTGCAAAGCAAGGCTCGGTATACTGAAACCGAGATTGCCGAGTTTGCCCACAAATGGCAGACTTTGGTTGCCTGGATGAGTGAACATCTGCCTTCGGCCCGAGCCGAAGTGCAAGCAGCCGTCGCAAAGGCATATCTCTGGTACGGTCCAGAGAAGATTGAACCCTTTGCTGAACGGCTCCGTGAAGTCAAGTTCGTTGAAGACGGCGATCCAGCCCGAGCGCTGTATTTGGCCTTGACGAAAGCCAAGATCAATCGTATCAATGTTGCTTTGGTTGCTTATAAAAAGACGCTTTCGAGCATCGAAGCGACTATGAACGACAAGGCATTGGCTCGTTTGTATGAGCGAGATGAGGACATTTTCCAGTGGCAAGAGGGTTGGGAATTGCCACAAGGTTCATGGTGGGATTCTCAGAATAAGAATTAGAATTAACTCAACAGACCCGGATATTTTCCGGGTCTGTTTTATTTCGGGCTTTACAGTTTGACTAAAAACGTGGTAGAATCTTCTCAGACGCAACGAAGTATCGGTAATCGCAAGAGGAATGACGAAAATGGCAGCAGCTTCCCATAACACCTTGGGTTCGACCAGCACCACCAAACTCGACTTTTGGGTCAAGCACAATAAGAACGTGCTTTTTGTTGGAAAGCATGGTGTTGGTAAGACAAGTATGGTAAAGCAAACATTTGATCGTCACAAGCTCAAGTGGCAATATTTTTCGGCATCCACGATGGACCCGTGGGTGGACTTTGTGGGTGTGCCGAAGGAAAAGACCGATAACAAGGTGCCGGAACAATTCGAGATTATCAAGGAACTTGCCAATATTGAATTGCCCCTCGCTTACGAATGGGTGCAAAGCAATTGGAAAATGAACGAGGAAGCTGCAAAAAAGATCGTCTCTCATGCTTTGAACCGCAAGCAAGGTTTAACATATCTCGACCTTGTTCGCCCCCAAACTTTCGCTGCTGGGGAAGTCGAAGCCTTGTTCTTCGATGAGTACAACCGTTCACCTAAGAAGGTGCGGAATGCCGTGATGGAATTGATTCAGTTCAAATCTATCAACGGGATGAAATTCCCTAACCTTCGCTTCGTTTGGGCGGCAATTAACCCTGATGATGACGAAAGTGAAACCTACGATGTTGAGCGGCTCGATCCGGCTCAAGCTGACCGGTATCATGTGACTACGCTTATTCCTTATAAGCCGAACGCAGAGTGGTTCCGCACTGAATATGGGCAGCGAGTTGCTGATGCAGCAATTCAGTGGTGGGAAGATTTGAATGACGAAGAAAAGAATCTCATTAGCCCTCGGCGGCTTCAATATGCTCTGGATATTTACCGTGAACGTGGCGATATGCGGGATATTCTCCCGTTTACCGTCAACGTCAGCAAGTTAAGCACGGCATTGAATACGGGTCCAATTACCGAAAAATTGGAAGCCCTGATGAACTCGAAGGATGTGACAGAAGCTCGCAATTTCCTTCAGAATGAGAATAACTACACTGCTGCCATGAAGTTTATTCCGAAGTCGGAAACTTTGACAGCGTACTTTATTCCGCTGCTGCCGAAAGAAAAAATGGCAGCACTGATGAACGATGATGATAAAACTTGTAGTTATATCATCAACAACACTGACAAAGTGCCAGTGTTCAAGGCGGTGTGCAAGGAAATTCTCAACGCCAAGACGAATGCTCGCTTGGAAAAGAAAATCCGCCGAGCCCTCACCGATAATCAAGAATTGGGGATGAAATTCAGCAGCGAAGGGGACTTAAATACTTCGCCGGCCGAATCGCATTTCAACAAAGCGAAAACTGGCTCCAAGAGTTGGACCGAAACCCTAACGGAGCTTAAAGCTGCTCCGCAAGATTCGGCTCAGCAACGGATTCAGGTTTACGAAAAGATTGCTTCTTCCATCCCGGAGAAGCAAACGGCAGATGAGGCTTTACTGACACTGGAACTACTCAACACAGTATTCAGTGGAAATCAGTTTGCTTCAAGCATCGTGTCGAAACCGTTTGACAAACTGATGGGAATTGTCAACCACTGTGTTAGCGAAATTCATCGCAACACGGGTATGGATTGGTCAGGGATCATTAGTAAGCATGGTTCACGATTCAAGGTGCTTCTTGAGAAGATTAAAGCGGGCGGGTTATTTTCCCACCTGCACACACCTTGAGTGTACAGTGAGCAAAAAACGTGGTATAATGGGGTCAGCTAAGTGCCGACCCCATTTCCTTTATAAAGGCATAAAATGGACGATACTCGTGGTGCGGCAAACGATGAAGCTCTCGGTGTTGCCGAAGATAATACTCTCGATGTAGCTTCGTCAGCTAAGCACAAAGTTCGCATTTCAAACGAAGAATGGTTTGAAATCAGCTTAGCGTTGGAACCTCACCACGCTGTTTTCTATAAAGTTTGGCAAATGGGGAAGCCTATTTTCAACGATCAAATTGAAACCGCTGCTGTTCAATTTGATGAAAATGGCGAGTTTATTTGGTTTCACTTCAACCCGCATTTCTGGAAGCGGCTTCAATTCAAGGATAAGCTTTTTGTAATTTGCCATGAAGCACTGCATATCGTGCTGAATCACGGCGTAAGAACCCGTGATTGTGGAAGAAAGAATAGTCAAGCAGTCAATGTCGCACTAGACGTTGTTGTCAACCACACGTTGGTCAACAATTTTGGTTTCAATAAAGCCGAAATTGAAGGATGGCAGGACTATTGCTGGGTGGATACGGTTTTCAAGGATAAAAAACCTCTGCCGCCAGAAAATGAACAATATGAATTCTACTACAACCTTTTCGAGAAGGTTTACGGCGACGGTGGTCCAGGCGATGGCGAGAATGGTGGTCCTGGGCTAGTGGACGACCACGAAATGATGGGAGAAGGTTCTGGAGATTGGAGCAAAGTAATCGATGAATTGAATGAAGGTCTTTCTCAAGAAGAGAAGGAATCACTCAAGTCAACGGTCAACAAACACTTTCAGCAACCGCCACCGAAAGACCCTAAAAAGAACCAAAAAGCTGGGTCTGGTACGGGTGGACAATGGGTGTTTACTAACGTCGGGAGAGTCAAAAAGAAGCAAAAATGGGAAACCGTAATCAAAAAATGGAGTCGAAAGTATCTAATCGACAAAGATAAGGATATTGAACAGTGGGCAAGGGTAAATCGTCGCATGAATATGTTGCCTAGCAATATGTTCTTGCCGACCGAAATGGAAGTTGAGGATGAAGATAAAGAAAAAACTCGCATTGACGTGTGGTTCTACTTAGACACGTCAGGTTCTTGTTGGGGACTCAAGGATCGATTCTTCGCTGCTGCTTTGAGTCTTCCAACGGAGAAATTCAATGTCCGGTTGTTCTGTTTCGACACCACAGTGCAAGAAACTACCCTTGAGAGTCGAAAAGTATACGGGGGTGGGGGCACAAGTTTTTCTATTCTGGAAGCTGAAATTCAGAAAGAAATAAACCAGGGGAAAATTACCAAATATCCAGAAGCAGTTTTCGTCATCACGGACGGATATGGCAATAATATCAAGCCAGAAAAACCAGAAAAATGGTACTGGTTTATTACGGAAGGTGGAGTGAAAAACTACATCGACCGCAACTGCAATTTTTACAATCTGAGCGAGTTTGAATAAAATGGATTTCACAATATTCGATCATCGTGAGCATATGACAGCGCTCACTTGGTTAGGACGAAAAGAATGGATGCTCTACCAAGATATTCCGGCTCAGCGTGCCATTAGCGCAAAACCTCGAAAACTAATCCTCAAGCCCAAGCAACCCATTCCGCTTGGGCCTGAATATCCAATTGTCGTTAATGAGAAAGAGTTCAATCGACACCCTCCGGAAATGTGGAAGGTGTTGAAAGAAATCATTAACGTACTCGAATTCGACGTTGTAGGGACATTTTGGTATAATACTCTAGCTAAAGCATTAGCTGGTGGACCCAAAATCTTTCGCCCAACAGCGGCTCAGTGTGAGGCATTAGAACACGTTGAGGCTCGCTATTCTTTTAAAGACTACAAGCAACCTTTCCCTGTAATCACTTTGGAAATTCCAGAGGAATACCGGGCATTGCTCAACCAAAAATATGGAATTAAAGATTCTCCAAAGTACGTTCTCGTAAATCATGACGACACCAACAAATTCATCGCCGTCAGTGCTTTTTATAGCAAAAACAATATCATTTCGCACATTACGCCTGATCGAGAAGAATATTCAACAATTGAAGAGAACATAGTTCGCAACAGAGAACGTCGCCAGGACGATATTCGAGAAATTGATACTGGTCGTTTTGTGATGCCAGGAAATCCTGAACTTCAGGGAAGCAGTGAAGGCGAATTTAATGCAGCAGAAAATGTCCAAAGGCTCGGTATCAATTTCGCAATGATGATGTCGCTCTACACAGTAAATGTGAACGGACCCCTTGATCCTAAAAACTACGAAATTTGGAAGAGGGAGTCAAGAGCAGTCCGTAGCGGTGGCATCCCTACAAACAGAGCTATTGAAGCACAGCAAAAACTCGCTGCTTCCATGCAATTGATTCAATTCGATCAAAAAGTTGAATTTTATGATGAAATTGAAGAACGGGTAGAAGTTGCACAAGGAATAGATATGGAAAAATTGCACAAGTCACCACGCTCTCACTGGCGTCGTGGACATTTTGCTATGCAGCCATGCGGACTTGGCCGCAGAGAACGGAGAATGATTTTTCGTAAACCTTCGCTGGTTAGAGCGAATTATTTCTTAGGGGATGTTAAAGACGCAAGCGTAACCTACACTATGCACCCTGGACGGGATAATCGTCAACCGCCAAAACCAGAAACTCATACTCCAACACAGTTACCGCCGCCAAAACCAGAAACTCATACTCCAACACAGTTACCGCCGCCGGAACCAAAACTACAAGCCAACCAAAGAATTGAAGTGGTCCAAGCTGAAGATTGTCCTGTGCCTAACGGAACCCAAGGGGTGATTATCAAAGTAACTCAACTTGGATCAAACATGGTGCAGGTTGACGCAGTGACGGACGACGGAAAACGGTTTGCTCTGATTTCGCCACCAGATGAATTCAAAGCCATTTAATTTGCTGTACAACTCAAACTCCCCCGTGGTATAATCTCTGCGGGGAGTTTTGTGTTTGCAATGAGGCGTATCATGACGTTGGATAAAGACTTCATGGAAATCCTGCAACGGCAGGAAGAGTTGCATCCTGATTTGGTGCCTTGGATTCAAAACGCTTCATTTGGGAAAATGCTAAAGCATCCTTTGGTGTTTAGCATGTTTTATCATCCTGGCATGAATGCTTTGACCAATGAACAGTATAAACACAAATTAAAAGCTCTCGAAGAAGCAAAAAAGAACAAAAAGTGGGCATCTTATATTTGGATTCACGAACGGCCGCACCGTTTGGAAAAGTTTGCCGAAATTCAAAAAGAACTAAGCGACGAAGAATATTGGGAATTACTTGGCAGCATTTGGTCTGATAGTGAAAATCTTTGGCAATATGGTTCGTTGCTGGGCTTTCTTGTCAATATTGGTCGTCCTGGGCGGGAAGCCATGATGGATGATCGAGAGAAAGCATTTTTGGATAAATTACCGGATCAATTTGTTATTCACCGTGGGCATCAAAACAGAAATCGTCTGGGATATTCCTGGTCGCTGAGTTATTGGCGGGCCAAATGGTTCGCCCAACGATACCAACAGAAGAGTCAAGGAATCGTATCTGCTTTAGTGAATAAAAAAGATGTAATTGCAGTATTATTGGGTCGCAACGAATTTGAAGTAGTTGCTTCACCAAGAAATTTGGAAATTAAAACAAATCGCAAGACCGTTCGCCCAGATTGGTTGGAGGCGGCAAAAAAAGAATTTGAAAAGACATACGTTCTGGGGAAACAATCCTATCATGGACCTTGGCATTGGGAAAAAGTTGAGAAAAATGCATTAGCCTTAGCCAAGAAAACAAAAGGTGCCGACAAGGAAGTTGTTCAGTTATTTGCCTTGATTCACGATACCAAGCGGGAAAACGAAGACCAAGACCCAGAACACGGGCACCGGTCTGCCAAATATGCCGAAATGTTGTTCAATATGGGTAAATTCCCAATTACTAAACAACAACTGTATCTTTTGATGGAAGCATGTAAGTATCACAACGATGGAAAAGTATCCAACAATCCCACCATTGGGGTCTGTTGGGATGCTGATCGTTTGGACCTTACGAGAGTTGGCATAATTCCCGACCCCGAATTGCTCTCTACACAAGCGGGCAAGGAGCTTATGTGGAAAATCTGAACCGTGTCTTAATTGGAACCGGCCACTTCACTTGGGATGCCGTTGAACGCCGAACAGATCGTTACGGTTCTGTTCGCTTGAAAACAGACAAAGATAAAAATGTTCTATTCGACACAGCCCTGGATAAACTGGAAGGTAAAAGAGGGCGGTTAGTTGCAGAAGTGCTCATTCCAGTGAAATCATCACATCCGGGTGATATAGCACGGGGTATCAAACCAAGTACCCCAGACAAAGGGGAAAATGTCGTTTTGGGGCATGGCGAATTATTCATCGAACATCGAGGGCAAGCAGAACACGAGAAAGCAGCCCACGAAAGAGCGGATGACGAAATGCATGAGGCAATGAATCAAGCATTTGCAAAAATGGGGATCAAAGTAAAATTATCCAAAAGTGGGCAAGCTGGCAACCCTCTGAAACTCAGAGAACCCCCGGCAGAAGTTTATGATCTTGTAGGGTTGAAACCAGCTAATGGAAGAGAAACTGATTGGTTATTTCCTCGCAGCTTTTATCGTCTGCATATGTCTAAAGTAAACTTATATTTTGAGGAAGAAAATGGGCCTTGAAACTGGCATTTCTTGGACCGACCACACTTTCAATCCAGTTTGGGGATGCGAAAAAGTATCCCCAGCTTGTGATAATTGTTATGCCGAAGTATTCGCCCATCGAATGGGATTGGATATTTGGGACGACAAAAAAGAAGGAAAAACTGGTTCTCCCAGAAGGACATTTGAACAAAAACACTGGAACGAACCGCTCAAGTGGCAAAAAAAAGCTGTCAAAGAAGGCAAACGGCATCGAGTGTTTTGCGGTTCCATGTGTGATTGGGCAGAAGATCATCCAACTGTCATTGGGCAACTACCCAAACTTTGGGACTTGATTCGTGCCACGCCCATGCTAGACTGGCAGCTTTTGACCAAACGCCCGCATCGCATCGCTCAAAGCCTCCCCAAAGATTGGGGAACAGGATACGATAATGTCTGGCTTGGCACAACAGTTGAAAACAACCATTACGTCAAGCGTGCTGCCCAACTAATTTCCAATCCAGCTAAGGTTCACTTTATCAGCTACGAACCGGCTCTTGGTCCCTTGGACAAGCTGGACCTGACAGACATAGAATGGGTCATTTACGGTGGGGAGAGTGGAGCGAAACGGCGTCCGGAAGACTTGAATTGGGCCAGGGACATGAAAGCTCGTTGCGAAGCCGCAGGAGTTGCTTTCTGGTTCAAACAAACTTCTGGTCTTTATTCGGGTACTACTCCAACATTGGATGGAGAAGAAATTCACCGATTTCCACTGGAGTTAATCTAATGACCGACCTAATGAATCAGTCACTCAAAAATCTATTGGGATTACTTCGTGAATTAAAAGTGGTGGATATAGTTGGGAAATATTACGGAGAATTTGGCAATGAAGCCCCGCCAAAGCTCTTAGAAAGAGAAATTGGATGGGTAACTCATGAACTTGAAAATAATCCCAAGGAACCCAATCCCAATAACGACAAAGCAATGTCAGAGTTGCACAAGTTCGTGGAAGATTGGTCCGCTCGAAATAACTTGCAAGGCGCAAGAGAATTGCATTATTTGGGGCTTTATTTGAGCGGGCGGCTTGAAGTTCAAGTGAATTTGCAAAACCTCAAAAAAGACTTGAATGATCTTGAATAAAAAGACCGACCCTTATGATCGCATAAGTGTCGGTCCCCAACAAACCAGCCAGAAGGAGGTTTACGATGCCTGCTAGACCAATTTTGATCGAACAGGTTGCTAGTCAAATGATGAAAAGTGGGCGTCCGGGGCGACCTCTTGCAACAGAACAGCAAAAACGAGAATTTCAAAAACGACACGAAAGTTACATTGTTTGGGTTCTCGACAATCTTCCCAGGACAAGCGCAGCATTTCCTGCTGTTATTGTTAAATGTTTTCTAAAGTATGACAAAAATGTTGTGTTGGAATTTTGCAAGGCTATTCGCACAGCAACATTCAAAGGGCAAAATGACCCAGCGTTTTTGTTGTGGAAATTCTTGCAAAAATACCGTGGACACGACAGTATCCTGGTGTATCGACGTTCGGTTTGTGCTGCTAAAGCTTATATGGAAGGAAGAACGCTAACTGCTCTTAGATTGGTTAAAGATGATATATTTGATTGGAATGATGATTGGACTGTTCCAGACAAATATCTAAAAAACCGAATCTCTGAAAATACCTCGCAAGAAGCTACGAGTGCATTCTCTTAAAACAGAGAGGTAAACTATCTATAGTAGGTGATTGCAAAAAAAACTCGGGGGAAAAATGGAAATTCTTTGTCCCCGTTTTGCAGTTGACTCCGTTAAACTCTTGTCTCGAATTCAAAGAGGAGGAGTCATGTCAAAACTCGGGAATGGTAAACAAACCGAACTGAAAGACTACATCGACATTGCACTCGAACACGGTTTGAGTTCCCCTCAAGCAATGGAATTCAAAGAAAATGCCAAAGAAGAAGAATTAGCGTCACTCATTCGCCTAACAGATTTCTTCTTCAGAAAAGCCAAGGAAATACTTGGAATTGATTTCAAAGAGTAACCTGAAAAAAATAGCCCTCATTGATTGAGGGCTATTTTTCATTTATCAGTCTCATCTATAAAGAAATCATCAGTTAGCTTCAAAAGATGCTCAAGTGCAACAACGGACCATTTTCCATAATTTAACTTGTACTTGAAGTTTTGTCCAACCAAGTCTTTACTGTGGACAAAAGCCAGCCAAGGCTTTCTTGTTTTCTTCCAACACAACATAGGTTTGCGACCACATCTTTTGCTATCTTTGGTGACTTGGCCCAGGAAATCATCTATTTCACTGTTACCACGCACGAAGATAGAACTCATATCAATGCCGTCATAGCCGCCCTTGCTTTCGATGACGAATTTGAAACCTTTAGGTACTATCAAATCCCCGCTGAAAATCTCTCTGGCGTGTTCTGGAAGATGGTTGACTTGTCCCCAGCGATTCCCCGATCCAACAGCACGAGAGAAACCATTGCCGAATCTAGCATTAAAAACCTTCGTCAAATCAAGTTCGGTTCGGTTTCCTTTCTTTTTCCCATCCACTTTTTTGGCCTTTTTCTTGCTTAAAATATCATCAAGTAAAAAATCATTTACATCTTCAAAGTCATGTTCCATGATAATCCCCTATATTTATTATATAGTGGGATTATTGACTTATTATCAAACTCAATTCCTCCAACTCTTGTCGTTGCTGTTCTAAATGCTGGATTAACTGATCGAAGTCATGCTTGATAATTGACCGTTCGTTAATCAACTGTTCGGTTTGAATACGAATATTATTGACTACATTGACTATATCATTGCATTTTTTCTCAACATCTTTGAACTTCAATTCTTCGTATTCTACAACTTGTGGCAATGGTTTTCTAGGATTTTGTCCTTGTTCTAAAACATTATCATTTTCGTCCAGACGGGTTATAACTTGAAATTGTGCATTTTTAGGCAAAGAATTGATCTTTTTCCCATCAAATTGCCAAGGTGAAATACTTTCTCTATGCACTTCATATCTTTTGACATTTTTAGGACAAGGATGATCCGAATTGATTTGGAAATTCCAGACTTCTTCAATAGGCAATTCAATCAACTTTTGAGTCCTGGCTATGCTTTTTATACCAGAGCATTCTCTGACCGCATCTTCCCAGATAGTAGGCTCTGAAACAAAGAATACTTGTCCCAAAGCCTCCCTCATATCCACGACCCAAAGTGGACGATGCTTATTGCGAAATAACCACAGCAAACGACTACCGTCCAAACTCCTCTCTCCGATAGCAACAGCCATGTGACCTTCGTTTATAAGGCTGAATATATCTTTTATTCCGGCTAGTCTGTGTGAGCCTTCTGCCTCTCCAAATGATTCTTTGAGCTCTTTAGAAGTATAAGATTCCCCGCCTTCAAATATCCTCAATAACATTTCAGAATCACATTGAGTTTGCAGTTCATATTTTTGCTTAAAAGCATTATATTCACAGTCATCAACACGACCATTATGAATCAAACCAATAGATTTGTCTGAATTTGTGAAAGGGTGATTATTTTGATTTATGCTTGGTTCGCCGACCCCTTTGGAGGCTCCACGGGCATGAACTAGCAAAAGATTTGGATTGTGTTTGAATATTACTTTCCACACATCTTTTTTGACGAACAAACTCGATTTACCGGGCTCTTTATGATAGAGAACATTGCCAGAAATGCCAGTTTCCGTTCCCCAATAACCAGCGGCATCAATACCTCTGGAGTCGCTTTTCTCGAATAATTTGGTTATCAGTTGATAGGTCAAAACTGGTTTTTTTGACTCACCTATGTAACCAGCTAAACCACACA